ACTTTTTTATTATCATTTTTCCCTCAGCTGGCTCAGTTTTATTTTAGCAGATATAATCAGCTTCTTAAAGAAGTACGGGTTGGTATAGTACACGGGGAGCAGGCTGCCCTCTTCTGCCCAAAGGCTCTGAATATAGGCATTTTTCTCGCTTCTACGCATATCCTCATCATAGATCTTCTTTGCGATTTCAGAAACATCCAGCTTTTTTCGCTCCATTTCATCGATCGTCACAAACAGAGGTGCAACAGCCTTCTGTGCATAAAACTTCAGCAGATGCTCGATGTCGTTCCGGTTGCAGGAGGGAATCATGTTTTCGTCAAAGTAGCTTTGGAAACAATGCTCGGTCATGTCGTCCAGCGTTTCTTCCGGAATGGTTTCACCTTCAATGCCGTAATGCTCCATCAGATTGGGCAGGTCACGGATCAGGCTCTGGTAGGCATTCTGTGTGCTGTTGTATACCAGAATCTGATGATTGCATTCCAGCGTGGACAGCATATACATACCAAGAGGAATCAGTTCGATTGCCGGCGTGCTGTCCAATGCGGACGTATCCACGGCAGCATCTGCCATTCGTGCGAACTCTTCGATCTTTGAAATTGCGATCAGCCGGATCTGCTGCTTTTGGGTCTCGGCAAGGGTCTCTTTTTCGTGATACTCTGCCTCCGTAAGTGTTTCCGGATTTACCCATGCGATTTTATCGTTCCAGTCATCGACAAAGCTGACGATATACGCCTCTTTTGTGCCTCCTGCTTTCAATCCACGCAACGCTCGACCCACCATCTGCGTCATCAGTGTTGTTGAGACAGTGGGACGTGTCAGAAATACCGTATGGGTCTTTGGCAGGTCTGTTCCCTCTGTGAGGATATTGACGTTGATGAGTACCTGGATTTCTCCATTGCGGTATGCTTCGATTTTACGTTCGTTGTCTGCATTGGAAATGGTGATGCCCGTTATCATATCCTGTACTTCGGAAATGATAAACTCAGATCGGATGCCGTATGCTTTTCCTTTCTCGTTGAAGAGCTTGTTCAGGGCAATGGCGTGGACTTTGTTCAGTGCAAACACAATGGTTTGTCCGTATTTCTCGTAGTTGTGCAGGTATTTCTCCACAATGATGCGGTTTCGTTCTTTGTTGTCCGCAATGTCATTTGCAATATTTTCCGGCAGCGTATCCAGATTCTCAATGCTTTTCAACGCCTGGACTCCCAGATGTTCTGTAAACTGTATATTGGTGTTGCAGTCAATAAAGGTAGGCGTTGCGAGAATGCCCTTTTTGATGAGGGTATCCAGATCGGTCTTGTACACGATATCATCTGTAAAGACTTGTTTTAAGGCACCCTGCTCGTCCTCCGAGGTACGGAACGGTGTCGCCGTGAGTCCCAGCAGCTTCATGGATTTCGTGTGATCTGCAACATACTGGATAATTTTCTTGTAGGATTTCGCCACGGCGTGATGTGCCTCGTCGATCACCAGATAGATTTCTTCCCCATTCAGCCAGTTTTTCAGTTTATCCAGACTGCGGATCATGCTGTCCTTGCTGGCAATAAGAATACGGTCGGTTTTCTGAATATGTACGGGCTTATCGTGCATTCCGGAAATGATGCGGTAATTGAAAACCGTGCGGTTTACCATTGTATCAGTATAGGCGTTTCGGGCGAAAGCCTCTGCCGCCTGCTCCAGGAGCAGATGTCTGTGTGCAAGCCAGAGAATCTTTTTGTTCTGGTCTACTGCATTCCGAAGCAGCCAATATGCGGCTGTTAACGTTTTTCCGCCGCCTGTGGGCAAAACGAGCAGAGTACGGAATGACCCTCTTTTGTCCATGGCATCTAACTTCCGGATTGCCTCTTCCTGATGCTCATAGAGCTGTCGTGGATTCTTTCCCAGTGCCGGGGTGATCGTCTGGGCGTTGATGTTTTCAATCATAATTGGCATATCTGTCAATCTGCCTCCTTTGACTTTTAGTTGTAATGGCTTGATAAATCTCTCTGAATGTTTCCTCACGTCTTTACGATCTTACATTTCTTCTTATAACAAGCCACGCCGTACTTATAAATCATCTGCACCTCTTGATTATGATGTTTGCATAGCAGGCGTGTCAGCGTGCGAAGTGAATTTTCCAAATCTCCTTCGTTCAGTGACATACTTCGGATTCTGTTGAATTGACCTTTTTCTACCAAATCAAGAACAGTACTGTCGGCTAAGTAACTGTGACGCTGATATTCTTCTCCACACCAAACGCATCATAGGTGTAGGACTTGGTAATTGCACCTGTCGCATCGGTCAAATTTACCACATCACCGTGTGCATTCTGAGTGTAATAGGTATATCCGGACTTTTCGCCATCGGTAAAGCCAATCAGCTGATTCAGACCGTCATAGGTGTTGGTCTTAGTCTCGTTAAGCTTTCCATATTACTGAATAAAAACTATTTTTAGCTAATTATCACTGATTTGCATATTATTTTTAGATGGTCTCCGGAGTTGAGCAATATATCTATTCCAATATATTCTGATAAATCCATTATCGTATTACTTTCAGAATTAGATTCTGCTTTTTCTATTCTGTCGATTCTCAATAACTTATCGAAAATTTCAGTTGTATCAAATTTTGACCAGCAAATCACATTATATCCGCAGCCCCAAAAATCGCAACAAGTCATTTCATAATACAGCACTTCATGAAAGCTCAAATCATAATCAGTTTTTTCCCATTCACTTTCTAACTCAACATTAATTACCTTATTGGAATGATTATAGATTACATTTTCAATATACGCATCATGCAAATTGATATTTTCAATTTCACGAATATTATTACATGATATAATCATACAGCTTCCTCCATAAACACCGCTTTAATATCCTTTATACCATGATGCCCATGGTTCAGGCATTATTTGACCAGCATAATAATGCACTGCCATTTGCAACACTGGACGAAAAATATTTTTCCAGGCTTATTGGCGTTGGTGGATCGGTGGAATCGTCCATGAGATTAATTATAATCACAACGTGATCTCGGTATAGCGACACACTCTCAATCAGCGTGGAAAATAATCTTGTTCGCACGTCGATATGTTCCAGAGCAGACACGATGTTCCGGAAAAATTCCACGAAATGACTTTTTTCCAGGTACTGATGTTTCACGTGTGATTGCTCGATTTCCCGTTTCTGCTCTTCCAGGTCTCGCAATCTATTTTGCAGCGCCTCCGACTCCGGACAAGCAATCAAGGCGTTAACTGCACCAGTTATCTGCATATCCACTTCCGCCAATCGCCGCTTGTCGTCCCTCTCAGTTGGGGCAGATTTCCGGTAGAGATCGTACAAGTGCGTTCCCATTTCCTCGACTCGTTCCGCCGTGAAATATTCCTGCAATGCGTCAACAACAGCCGTTTCCACAACATCCGCCCTAACGCTGCACCCGTCGCATATATGCTTGTTGTATTTTCCGGAAACACAACGATAGTAATGATATTTGTGATTACTTGTTATCCCGTTCACAGCATATCCACAATAACCGCAATTGATTTTCCCGGTGAGGGCGTAAACAAATCCGTCATCATGTTTTCGGTAACGATTTGCAGATTCTCGCAGCCTGGATTGCACAGAATCCCACATCGTCTGTGATATAATTTGCGGATATCGTTCCGGCTCCTCGAAATCACTCACGTAATGCGTACCTGTGTACTTGTCATTCCGGAGAATCACGCTTACTGTGGGGCGTTTGAATCTTTTTCCGGTCATGGTTCGGAATCCTCTGATGTTGAGGGTATCCACGATTTCTTGTATCGTTTTTCCGGAAGAGTACTCCCGGAAAATCCAGCGTATCACGTCGGCGGCGTCCTCGTCAATAGCACAAGTCTTGCCCGTGCGCTTATAGCCGTACGGTAACCGGGTAATACAATGCCCTTTGAGGATTGATTCTCGCATCCCTCGTTTTGCTTTCCTAGACAGTTCACGGGAGAAATATTCGTCCATTGACTCCAACAGCCCTTCAATCAGAACGCCTTCTGGGCTGTCTGTAATGCGTTCTGTGGCTGACAGCACTGTTACCCCATTGCGTTTGAGTTCTCGCTTGTATACGGCGCTGTCGTACCTGTTACGGGCGAATCTATCCAGCTTGTACACAAGCACATATTCCCAGCCACCCGTTTTGCTGTCGGAGATCATCTGCTGGAACTGCTCCCGATGTTGCGTGGATGTCCCAGAGGTTGCCCGGTCGATATACTCCCGGACGATCTGGATATTTTCGCCGGCTGCGAATTCCTCACAGACTCTGCGCTGTCCCTCGATTGATTGTTCTGTCTGGCGGTCGCTGGAATAGCGCCCGTAGAACACTGCACGTTTCATGGTTTTTGTCCTCCTGTTAATACAATAGAAACACAATGCGTGAAAAAGCACGCAATTTCGGTAAACGGTTCAAGATGGGTTCAAGATGAAAAAGCATCTTGAACCGCTAAAAAGCACGTAATTTCGGGCGTTTTTCGCTTTTCGGTTCAAGTTCAAGATGACCTATTTCTTTATATATAATTATAATATATTATAGTCATATATACTTATACTATATATGTAATATAATATATAATAATAATGTCATCTTGAACTTGAACCGTTTTCCGGAAAAGTACCGAAATTGCGTGAAAAACATCGGTTCAAGATGGTTCAAGTTATCTTGAACCGCTACACCCTATTTTACACATTATTAAAATATTAGTAAAAGAAAATCCGTTTGTAGCTGAAATCGACAGTTCAAACGGATCTTTTTTTCATCTCTTTTGTTTATGAATAAAATCGTTAAACTGTATGAATAATTTACGTTCAAGGTCATTTCGAATAAAATTTCCCTGTATCAGCCGCCACGTCAACAGCTTGGAACACCTCACTGCCGCACAGCTGGAAACGCCGCAAATAATGGAAATTGACACCGGATCTATGATACCGGCAGCCAGCAAAACCACCTGCGGCATGAGTACACAAGTGGCAAAATGGTCTGCGGTATACTCACATTCTCCTAGAAAATAATGTCCCAATTCGTGGAGAACCACAAACCGTTTTTGCACGTTTTGGAGATCCGGGGAGACTACAATTTGCACTTTTCCGGACGCTCTTCGGATCAGTTTTCCAGGCTCTCCGGCGGTTAGAAATGCCTCTGTCAATCGGCATTCTACGCCGTAACGGGCGGCAAGTCGGACAGGTTTCACGGGTAATTCTGTTGTACCAGAGTCAAGCAATATTTGACAGCTGGCGAAATATGCCGATTCATATACCGGACAATACATTCACATCACCTCTACCGCTATTATGCCCTAGAGGTGATTTTTTATGAATTTGTGAATTAGATAATTTCCCACTGTGGCGTTACTGCTGTGATAGTTCCGACGCATTCGCCGCTGTTGTCGTTCATAATTTTTACATGATCGCCGACGTGGTAAGCGTTCTGGTCATCTGTGCATAATACGATTTTTTCTTCTGTTTCTGGTATGCTGCATTCCGCTACGTACCGGGAAGAAACCAACTGACAGCATAAGCGGATGTAGTTCGTGATGCTTTCGCCTGCGGCTGTTGCCGCCTGTTTCAGATGTTCTTTTTCGCTTTTGGATAACCGCAGATTTAAGGTAGTTTCTGCACGGTGTTCAATGTTGTTTTTGTTTTTCATGTTTTTCCTCCTTGAAAACAGTGAAAGCTGGCGTCTTAGTCGTTGATTTCCTCGAACTCGATGTCACACTTTTCGAACATTTCCATCTGATCTGCGTCCCAGTTGTCGGAGCAATCGGAGATGTAATCTTCTGTTGTGTAGTTGTCCTCAACTTCGATGGTATCGATGGGAGATACAGCGCCGGTTTCCTTGTCGATTGCGTTTACAGTGTACTTTTTCATGATGTTTTACCTCACTTTTTTATTTTTGGGTTCTGGGCTTTTCCCTAACCTCTGTATATATTATAGCACACTTGTAACGCACGTTAAAGTATATTTTGTGAACATTAGTAAAACCTTTTGAAAACAACGAAAGCCGGCGGTTAAGCCGGCTCATGTGCGTTAGGTGTGATGGGAATACTATTACAGATCGTCGTCTATAAGTGGTGCTGCATCTGCTTTTTCTCCCTCGGTTACGGGGTAAGTCTTGATCTGAGTACCATTACCATCCATTGCGGATTCCTTGACGGTTTCCCACTTGGTCAATACGATTCCCTGTTTCTTGGCTTCTTCCTGGATTGCTCGACGTAAGAAGTCAAGAACTGCCTGTCGCTGTGTGTTGTCAAGTTCCAGATAGTTTCGAATCAGGATTTCTTCGAGATTTTGTACGTTGGCGCTTTTAATTACCGTTACAAGATCGTCTTCCTGTTTCGGCTCACGTCCTAACAAATAATCAGTGGTAACGCCGAAATGCTCTGATATTTTAGATATCATATCGATGTTCGGTTCGCGTTTCCCGTACTCATAACTTGCATATGTTCCTTTTGGGATTCCGATAGATTCGGCGGTTTTTGACATTGATTCGCCGGATCTCTCTCGTAATGCCTTTAAAGTATCGTACCAATACACATTATCACCTCCATTCCATATTCTATTATACTACAAAACGCAAACGAAGTCAAGTATTTTTTCTGACATATTCGCATTATGCAAACTATACAAAAATATCGTTTGCATTTCGTATAATATTTTAGTTGACATCGTTCGCATATTGTGCTATAATATAATTACAGTCGAGGACAATATGCGAACGACTGAATTAGACGGCAGGTGTCAGAAAGGAGAAAAACATGGAAGACATGAACAGTTTCGAACTTGAAACGTTTCTGAAAATGATTCTTGAAATCCTGAATGGATGCGAGAACATTGAAGAAGCAAAGGCAAAAATAAAAGCCCTGTTAGAGCGGTAAACTTCAAACAGGACTTTTCAACAGTAAGAAGACGGGTGGTACTTGCCGCCGCCCAAATCTTCTTTTTCATTATAGCATATGGCAAGACAAAAAGCAAGGAAAATTTTTAGGTTTTAACGGCCAATATGGAGCGGTGCAAGTAGCTTTCCGTCACTATCTCGGAATTTACCTTGTACAAGCAAGATTAGATCGTATATAGAGCCGATTCCAAAAGCGCCTAGCGTAAAAAGATACAAGATTCCACTTGTTTTCTTTCCAACATAGAAACGATGAAGGCCGGCAATCCCAACAGCATTAAACAGTAGCAAGACGATTGCAACAAGAGTGTTTTTGCTGCTTGCACGTTTCGCCGCCTTCAATCTCTCTAGGTTTTTCATATCGGCTTCTATACCTTCGATCAGTTCCTTGTTTTTCTGGTTTAACCGCGCAACTTCCGCATCAAGTTCTTCGATCGTTTTTCCCGATTGCGCTTCCTCGTACCCCATATAACGATCTGCGCGAATCTGGAAAGATCTCCCACAATCCTTACAAAGGAATTTTTGATCTCCGTTCGGAGAATGCCCGTTGCGGATAATGTGGCTTGAGCCGCATTTGTAACAAATCATGTAGACACATCCTTATAAAAATTCGGTGAAATCGTTAAAAATCACCTGTGTTTATTATAATACGGCTATCACTGAATGTGTGTCGAAATGTGTCGAAAAGAAAGTGAGGTGATTTTTTATGACAGCTACTGTTGAAGAACAGGATCTCCGGTGTTTACTTGCAAAGACTTTGCAGCTTAACGGAGCGTCCGAACTGATTATCGCAAAAACCCTCGGATATGTCGAAGGTATTCAGGACACAAGACGGCAGGTAGAACAGCAGGACGCACCGCAGACAGAGGAAACAAAATCTGAATGAGTGATGGGCTTGTTCCATACCAGATTGCAGAACAGCTTGTAAAAATCATTACAGATTACTATGACACATATTCCGACAAGGAGGAAAAAGAAAATGACGATCAAAAACAGAAAGATCAATGAGAACGGCGATGTAGAATATAACGTCACAGTTTTCGCCCCGTTTGCCGTGCTGAAAAATGCACATAAGAACGAGAACGGGGACACGGAATGCGATATGGAAGTACCGATTGCAATGTTACTTCCGATTTTTGGAGGTGCTGAAAATGAAAATTGAAGTGGGTAAAACTTACCGTGTGACCGGCGGTACAATAAACGGTGCAACGGTCAAGATCATTGATGCGGATAAAAAACATTCTCCTATGTCCTATAGATACGTTAGAGTCGATGGCACCAATCAGTTTTCCAGCTGGTTTCATGCTGGTTCCCCGTTCGCTGGGTGGCTGCGCCCGGTCGATTCGGAAATGAAAATCGTTGTGCTGCGAGACGGGAACAAGGTAACTGCTACTAGCTATCGTGACGGCGAGAAAATCACAACCGGCGTTGCGAAATGCAGTCCAGAGGACACGTTCGATTTCGCTGTAGGATCCCGAATTGCTCTGAAACGCCTGTTCGCAAAATTTGAACCGTTTGCAAAATCCGATCTGTCTGATTCTGAGCGTGAAGAAATCACGGCGGATCTACAGGCTATTGATGATCGGGAATCGGCTTTCGACTGGGAAAAGTTCTCCCGTGGCGAAATGTATGTGGAAGTAGATCGGGAAACAATTTATAGTTTTCTTTATTCTTGTGAACTCGGCGGATATAAGTGGAAGAACGGAGAAAAGCCGACGGAAACGAATCCGTTTACGAGTTACGACAATTTACACCCTATCGCAAAGGCACTTGCGGATGCTCTCGGTATTGGTCTTAATACTAAGACGTATATTCGCAGCGTCGGTAAAAAACTTGTTATGAATGACGGGGACGATCTGAAAGATTGCGAGGTGTACAAGTGGTAACGCTGTTCCCACACCAGGAAGAGGCGTTGGTGAGAACTGCTGGTTGTAATAAAGTGGCATTTTACCATGATATGGGATTGGGTAAAACATTTACCGGATCAGAAAAAATGTTGCAGATGGGTGGTCGTGTAAATCTGGTCATCTGCCAGAAGTCAAAAATAGATGACTGGTTGGAACATTTCAAACAACATTACCGCTGGTATAAAAAGAATATTTCAGCCAACGAAATTTTTGATTTGACAAATAAAGATGAATTCGGTGCATTTATCGCATCGGTCAAGTTGTTCTGTGGACAAGTTAAGAATATGACGATCGGAATAATAAATTACGATTTAATGTTTCGCCGTCCGGAATTGTTGAAATTAAAGATTGATACACTGATGTTAGACGAAAGTTCCATGATCCAGAACGACAAAGCGAAACGCACAAAAGCCATTCTGAAACTGGATGCGAAAAACGTGATTCTCTTGTCTGGTACGCCAACAGGCGGAAAATATGAACGTCTGTATTCGCAATTGAAACTACTTGGGTGGGAGATATCGAAAACGCAATATTATTCCGAATTTGTCATTACAAAATTGATGAACATGGGCGGTTTCAAAATTCCGGTCGTGACAGGGTATAAAAACGTCGGGCGACTGAAACGTAAAATGCGCCAGTACGGATGTGATTTTCTGAAAACGGAGGATGTGTTCGATATGCCTGCTCAAACATTTCTTGATATTTCTGTGAAGTCGTCAAAGGAATATAAGAAATTCAAAAAATCGAAAATTGTTGAAATCGGAGAAACTGAACTTGTCGGAGATACCACGTTAACGGATATGCTCTATCAGCGGCAGTTGTGTGGAATCTATTCGGCGGAAAAATTCGCCTCATTTACGGACTTACTCAACAGTACTGAGGATCGGTTGATAGTTTTTTACAATTTTACGGCGGAACTGGAAAGATTGCGCTATATCTGTGAAGAACATGATAGACCGGTTTCCGAAGTCAACGGACAAGCAAGAGATCTCGACGCTTTCGAAAACGATTCCAACAGCGTGACCTTGATCCAGTATCAAGCCGGCGCAATGGGTCTCAATCTTCAGAAAGCCAACAAGATTGTATATTTCACTCCGCCACTGTCCTCGGAACTCTACGAGCAATCGAAAAAGCGTATCCATCGTATCGGACAGGAAAAACCGTGTTTCTATTATCGGTTGACTTGTAAGGGTAGCATTGAGAATCGCATATATTCCACGTTGGAAACTCGACACGATTTCACGGAAAAATTATTTTTGAGAGGGTGAGGAAATGGGAACGCCGAAAATGGTAGTAGGATTGCAGACGGAAAAGCTTGCCAATTATCTGGCAAAAAACAGTATCAAACCATCTGTATTGTCTGTTAACATGGGGGCTAGTTCCTCCTACATAGGGCGGATATTGAGCGGCGGAAATAAGATGTCACAGATGGCGTATACGTCAATGTGTCACATTTTGGAAGTTCCGGAAAGTATGTTCCTGGAAAAAAAGCAGGGATGCGCCGTGCTCAATTCCGATCAACTTGACCGCATCGAGCGCAAGCTTGATACAATCTTACGACGGCTGGGGTGCTGACATGGCAGCAGAAAAACAATTTGAAAATAAAATCAAGAAATTTCTGGAAAGCCGTGGTGCTTGGTTCGTCAAGTACTGGGCTGGCGCTCAGTACACCAAAAGCGGAATACCGGACATTCTGGCTTGTATCAATGGACGGTTTTTCGGGATCGAGGTCAAGGCACAGAGTGGGAGACCGTCCGAAATACAGATGTACAACATCCGTAAAATCAATGACGCTGGTGGAATAGGAATTGTCCTGTATCCGTCAAAATATGAGGAATTCACGGCGTTCGTCGACGCATTACTTGATGATGTGCCGACACGTCGGGAAATCCCGGAAATATGGAGGTAGAGAAAATGCCGACACTGTACGACTTGACAAATGAGTATCTGGAAGTACTCGATCTAGCGAACGATCCAGAGATACCGCCCGACGTTGTGGCGGACACGCTGGAGGCAATCGGCGGAGACATCGAGACGAAAGCGGAGAACACGGCGAAGATTCTGAAAGAGTTGGAATCCAGCGCCGCCGCTGCGAAAGCTGAGGAAAAGCGACTGAGTGAGCGCCGGAAACAGCTGGAAACGAAGTGTCAAAAAATCAAGGAACGACTTTTTGACGCTATGATTACGACTGGTAAGAAAAAATTTAAGACGGATCTTTTCACCTTTTCCATCCAGAAAAACGGAGGAAAAGCGCCTGTCATCCTGGATGTGAAAGACACGTCGGAACTTCCCGACGATCTTGTAAAAATCACAGAAACGGCAGACCTGGAGGCAATCCGGGAACTGCTGGACGCTGGAGATACACGCTACGCCCACTACGGGGAACGTGGTGAAAGTCTCCGGATTAAATGAAAGTGAGGTGAATGAAGTGGCTGAAAATCACATATCAGCGGAACTCAAACCGAAGTACTCTACGATTGAGATCACGTTCAAAAGTGGTGATACGATTTCCTACTACTCTGGTGAGTGGGACGATTACGCTTACGACGGCAGCGCAATCATGGTCAAGAATGACGGAATCACGGTTGGAATCTATAATTTCGACAACGTATTCTGCGTAGAATTGAAAGTGAGGTAAAGAAAATGGGAATTCCTGTATTTATTCTGGGGCATAGTGGCACCGGAAAAAGCACCAGTTTGCGAAATTTCAAAAGTAATGAAATTTTGCATATCAATGTTATACGAAAGCCTCTTCCGTTCAAGGGGCGTTTCGCAGAAAGCTACGAGGGTGACGACTACGCCGGAATCGCAAAAGCGATTAACTCCACGGAAAAGAAAATGATCATCATTGATGATGCACAGTATCTCATGGCGAATGAGTTCATGCGGAGATCTTTCGAAAAAGGCTACGATAAATTTACAGAAATTGGCTATAATTTCTGGGCACTCATTAATAGCGTGTCTACTGATCTCCCCTATGATGTGATTGTGTATTTTCTGATGCACACCGACAGCGACGACGCCGGCAACGAGAAGGCAAAAACCATCGGAAAGCTGCTGGACGAAAAAATCACACTCGAAGGAATGACAAGTGTTGTTCTCAAAACAGCGGTGAAGGATGGCGTATATACATTCTTGACGCAGAACAACGGGCATGACACTGTGAAAAGTCCGTTGGGGATGTTCTCGACGTACGAGATTGACAACGATCTGAAAATGGTTGATGATGCGATCCGGAAATACTGGGAACTGGAAACGCCGATTGAGGACAGCGCCGAAATCATGGCAGAACACGATAAACAGGTGGAAAATGGTGGTGTATCAACAGACGCTCCAAAACCGGAAAAGCGCACACGGCGCAAACGTAGCGAGGAAAAGCCCGTAGAAACTCCCACAGAGGACGAAGGCGACAGCGGCAGTGAAAGTACACCACCCAGAGAAAGACGGCGCAGAAGAGCCGCAGAGACCGCCACAGAAGAAGAGCAGAAACCCCGGCGCAGACGCATACTGGAATGATAGGAGGAAGAAGAAATGAAGTTTGAAAAGTTTTTGAAAAACGTCGGTGTAAGAGGAACTGTTCTCTATTCTACTGAATTCGGAAAGTTTTTGCAGTGTGGAAACGTGATGTTGCGGATTCCGGATGGGGCGAATATTGTATCTGCATTCGCACACCGAATGCCGGATGCGTATGAAGATGTTATGCGTGATGCTATGGATGGAGCAGTGCTGGATGCAGAATTGACAGGGGCGGAACTGCCGTCCCCGGATGCTACACCATCATCCATTCAGCGGATTTTTTCCGACAAGTACGGCGGAAAGATTTCCATTGATAACAGGACTTTCGGGATGATCGAGCGTTCCGACAAGGTTCAGATCGTCCGGGAAGATTTCCAGGACGAGAATTGCAATGATGTTGATGCGCTGGTTATTTCTAGCGGTTTCGGTGATGATCGAGAAATTACAGGTGTGATTTTCGACGTTACATTTTTTGACAAGCTGCACAGCGAGGAGGACTAATAACAATGCCTATTGATTTCAAAAAATTCAACGAAAAGTTTCCGGCGGACAAGATGAAAGCTGACATGAAAGAGGCTAAGGAAAACAGTAATACCACTCTTCCGGACGGCGAGTATACCGTAAAGCTGGAGAAAATGGAACTCGGAGAATCTAAGGGCGGCGCTCTGATGATTAAGGCGCAGTTCCGGATTATTGAGGGAGACAACAAGAAACAGTGCATTTTCAAAAACCAGGTTTTGACAGGCACGAAAAACGATGGTTTTATGATGATCAAGGCAAATGAATTTTTGGAAAGCCTTGATAGCGGAATCTCGGTTGTGTTCGAGGACTGGGAACAGTATAACGATCTTATTCTTGATATCGCAGAGGCGGTACAGGAGGACAAGTTGACGTATTTGATCTATCTGGATACCGACGGAAAATATCAGAATTCCGAAATTATTGATGTGATGGATTGAGTCTACCGGGAACGCTGTGAATGATATGTGAGAAACGGGCGCAGTAAGTAAAAGGGCGTGGTTTCCCTTTTCGGAAAGGTGGTTGGAAAATGAATCGAGCGTTGCTGTCGTCAAAAAATAACAATTGGTGCACACCTAAGAAATTTTTTGATGAACTGGATTCAGAATTTCATGTTGTGTTAGATGTTGCGGCAAATGAAAAATCTGCAAAATGCAAGGATTTTTTTACGCCAGAGCAAGATGGACTGTTACAAAGCTGGAAACGTAGTGACGGAGCAGTTTTCTGCAATCCCCCATATGGTCGGGAGATCGGAAAGTGGGTAAAAAAAAGCTGGGAAGAAAGTCAGTTGAGCAATACGACAATAGTTCTTCTGATTCCGGCGAGAACCGACACCAAATATTTCCACGATTACATTTGGAAACGTGCGGAAATACGATTTATTCGAGGTCGTTTGAAATTTACCAACGAATCCGGGCAGAGTTTCGATCCGGCGCCATTTCCGTCAATGCTGGTTATCTACAACAGGTGAGCTGAAATGTTAAACTTTTTTGACTTCGAAGTTTTCAAATGTGATTGGTTGGTAGTTTTTATCAATCCTTACACAGAAGAAAAAACAGTCATTGTAAATGATGAAATGGAACTCGAAGGGTTCTACGATCAGCATAAGGACGAAATTTTCTGCGGATATAATTCCCGGCACTATGACCAATATATTTTGAAAGATATTCTCCTTGGTCTCGATCCAAAGGCATTAAATGATTACATCATTAATGATAAGTGTGCCGGCTGGACATATACGGATCTATTCCAGAAAATCCAGTTGTATAATTACGACGTCGCCAAAATTAACGACGGCGGATTGAAAACACTGGAATCATACATGGGAAATGACATTCGGGAAACATCCGTTCCATTTGACATCGACAGAAAATTGACGGATGCGGAACTAGAAGAAACTATTAAATATTGTACACACGACGTGGAACAATTGATAGAAGTGTTCTTGCTCCGGAACAGTGATTTCGCTGCGCATATGGCGTTGATAACTACGTTCGGGCTGCCGCTGTCGTACATCAATAAGACACAGGTACAATTGTCTGCAAAAATTTTGAATTGCCGACGAATGGAACACAATGATGAATTTGAAATTGACATTGTTCCTACACTCCGACTATCAAAATACAGATACGTCTTGACCTGGTTCCAGGAACAGTTAAAACGGAAACAATATGGCTCACGCTTGGAAATCGATATTGCAGGTGTTCCGCACACGTTCGCTTGGGGCGGCGCACATGGGGCGCTACTGAAATATCACGGAAAAGGCTTGTACTTGCACGTTGATGTTACTAGTTACTATCCGTCATTGATGATTAAGTACGGATTCTTAACTCGGAACAGCTTGACGCCGGAAAAATTCAAAGAAATCTATGATACCCGTGTAGCGTTGAAAAAAGCTGGTAAAAAAGAGAAACAAGCACCATATAAGATTGTACTTAATGGTACATATGGAATCAGTAAGGACAAGAATTCGCCAGCATACGATCCAAAACAAGCAAATAACATCTGTATCAACGGACAGTTGTTGCTTGTCGATCTCATCGAGAAATTAGAGGCTGTCGAGGGATTCCAGCTCATCCAATCTAATACCGATGGTCTGATTATCAAGATTCCGGATACGGACGAGGCATTCTACCAGACCGACGACATATGTTACGAGTGGGAACAGCGTACTGGAATGGGGCTAGGTTTTGACGTTATCACGGAAATTTTCCAGAAAGACGTTAACAATTATGTATTTCGTTTCGAAAATGGAAAAATTGAACGTAAAGGCGCATATGTGCAAGAATACAGTCCGTTAAAAAATGATCTCACGATTGTAAATACTGCCCTGGTCGAATACATGATGAACGGTGTTCCCGTCGAAGAAACTATCAACAATTGTGACGATTTGAATCTATTCCAGAAAGTCGTGAAAGTAACTAGTAAGTATATGTGCGCATGGCACAATAATAAGCGATTGCAAGACAAGACTTTCCGGATCTACGCATCGAAACTGCGGCATGATGGATTTATAGGAAAACAAAAAACAGAGGGTTCGACGATTGAAAAATTTGCGAATACGCCCGATCACTGTTTTATTTTCAATGAGTCTGTCCGGGGTGTGAAAGTTCCGGACAAACTCGATAAACAATGGTACATTGATCTTGCAAAAAAACGCTTGAAAGATTATGGTGTAGAGGTGGAATAATTGACATTCGGAAAAAATCTAAAAAAGTTTCGGGAAAGTCTAGGCTTAACGATGCGTGAATTTGCAGAGTCTATGAAACTATCTCCCAATCTCATATATCTATACGAGAACGAGAAAAGCTACCCCAAAATCAACACGCTTGAACTTATCTGCGAAACTTACGGTGTCGAACCGAATCTTCTGTTAGGATATGATTGCAAATGTGATCTGTCCGACGCACAGGAACGGCTTGACACTATAAGTGACGATCTGGAGGCGCTTGGTGATACGATTGTATACGTCCAGAAAAAAATAAATAAATTGAAAGGAATGTAAGAAATTGTCTGAGTTGTGTAAAGAGTGTAATTTTCGTGGTGTGGATATCGGATTGTATCCTGGCAACGAATGTTGTGAAATATTGTGCGCTGGTACTGAGAAGTATCCTAATCATTTTGAATCGACATCGGAAGAACGCCCCTACAATGATATCACAGACAGATGTATAACTGCGGAAACACCGGTGAACAACGTGGAACATCCGGCACATTATACAGGAACGTCTATTGAGTGTATCGACGCCATGAGAGAAACACAGGGTGTGGAGGCTGTGAAAAATTTTTGCATCTGTAATGCGTTCAAATATTTGTGGCGGCATGGCAAAAAGAACGGCGTTGAGGACGTGAAAAAGGCTACTTGGTATTTGAATAAATTTACTGAGCTGGAGGAAAAGAAAAATGAAACTTGAAAAATTCATGTGCGACGTCACAAAAGCGCTTGTGAAAGGTGACCGGGTAGCTTTCCGTCGTTGTGGTAATGATAGATTATTTATCACGGTTAATGGCTACTTCGGCATCATCATTCCGGAAGATGTTAATATTTTCCGTCATGCCATTCTTTCTCCGTGGGAAATCCCGGTGGATTGGAATTGCCACGAAATCAAAAGTATGTTGGTGGCAGAAGTTGACGGAAAACGTCTGTTGCGTGTGTTCAAGGGAGAATTTGGCGAAACTCGGATTGATGACAAATTCTTGAAATATTTCTCAAATGATGCGAAAGCGTATCAGACGAAAGAAAACGGCTGTGTCTATATTGCTGAGGGCGGAACGCTCTGCGGCGCAATTATGCCGATTGTGAAAAGTGAGGTGGCGTAAAATGAAAGCTGGACAGCTTTCGTGCAACCATTGTATTTTTGGTTTATGCGTAGAAAATTGCAGTTGTAAAAACTGCGAACTTGGGGAAGGAATGCTACACGTTATTACTGGCAACACATACCAAAAGGAAGCAATGCGAACTGCCGCCGGAATGCACGGTGATTTGTTGCAAAATGGTGTTATGGGGTTGTGCGGTGAAGCTGGTGAATGCGTGGATCTGGTGAAAAAGCATTTGTTTCAAGGACACGAACTCGACAAAGAGCACCTTGCGAAAGAACTGGGAGATGTGGCTTGGTATCTGGCAGTAACAGCCGAAGCGATTGGATATGATCTGAACGTAATTCTACAAATGAACGTCAAAAAATTGCGTGATCGGTATCCGAATGGATTTGAAGAAGAACGCTCAAAGCATAGGAAGAAAGGTGATATTTGATGAAAGTTATCGGGTATATGTTTGTAGGTTTCTGCTGTTTCGTTCTTGGTTTTATTTTAGGAGGTGTATTGCTGTGATTGATATTAGCTATGGGGAAGTATACGGATTGGATACTGCAATCAGAGGAATGCGGAATCCGCTTAACAGTTGGGATAAGTCTGACACAGAAACTGTGCAAAATAACTACTATGCCGGAGATATAAAAACGCATATGACTAGCTGCGTGAATGTAGGTGAAAAAGATCTGGAACTAATGAAAAAGCTTACGAATGCCGGAACGGATCATCGAAAGTTTCTGCGAATGATTACTGTATCTTGTGATATTCTTGCGCCGCTCTACTGGTGGAAAGAGTACGACACATACAAGGTAGGAACGGTTGCGAATAGTTGTTCCACGATGCACACGATTTGCAATAAGGAATTTTCCGTTGATGATTTTTCCAACGAGCATCTTTCCAACAGTGCAGATGGCGGCGCACATTGCAAGCTAGAATGTGTCGGCGAATGGGAAATGGAACTATATCCGAAAGCCCTATTGCGATTAATTGTTGTGTTACTCAACAGCAATAGAAATATGTATTTGCGAACCAAAGATAAAAAGTACTGGTGGCAAATCATTCAAATACTGCCGTCATCGTACAATCAGAAACGAACCGTGCTGTTAAATTACGAAGTGTTGATGAATATGTATCATTCCCGGAAAAATCATAAACTCGACGAATGGCGGAAGTTTTGCGAATGGATTGAAAATTTGCCGTACATGAGGGTGTTTTTGAATGCTTAAAATCATGTTGTTTGTTTTTGCTCTGATTGTAATTCCGCTTCTCCACGCAGATAATAAGCGGCTGGAAGAAGAATTGAAGAGATCATTTGATGAATAACGGAGGTGTGAAGATGTCACAGTTGAAACGTGGTGATGTATTTTTTGCGGATTTTGGGACGAAATTCCGTCCGTGGCTGGTCGTACAAAATAACATTGGGAATGCGCATTGTGATAGAACAATAGTCGTTCCTCTAACGTCTAAACTTAAAAAAGGATTACCAACGCACGTTGTTGTGTGCTACGGAAAAATAAGAATGTCAGTTGTGCAGTGTGAGGAAATCCAGCGTGTGAACGTGGATGATAGTTATTCCGCAATTGAGCATTTTCCGGCGGCGATAATGCAGCACGTGGATAGGTGTTTGAAATTGCAATAGGTGTGGAGTGAGAGAAATGTTTTTTCGAGGATATGTGAAAACGAACGGAAAAGTAGCTACAGAAAAATTCAAAAATGTTCCTCTTCGCTCCCTGGAAGAAGTTCAGAACCTGGAAAGCTACGCTGGAATACTGGAGGATGATGCGATTCTAATTGACGTGGACGATTTCGAACAATCCGAAATCTTGATGCGGATTGTGGAAGAAAAAGAAATTCTCTGCCGTGTGTATAAGACAACACGGGGAAAACACTTCTTTTTCCGAAATTCCAAAATCAAAAAGTGCTATACTGGTGTACGTCTGGCGTGTGGTCTGACTGCTGACATTAAGTGTGGAAAAACCAACAGTTATTCAATTCTCAAAAAGAACGGTGAAGAACGTGAAATTATATATGATATTCTTGATGGTGAAAAATATCAAGAGTTGCCGTCCTGGTTGTTCCCCGTAAAATCCAAAGTCAACTTTGAAAGCATGGAACAGGGTGACGGACGGAATCAATCGTTATTCAACTATATTTTGACTTTGCAAAGCTCCGGATTTTCGAAAGATGACGTCCGGGAAACGCTGCACGTCATCAACGATTACATTTTGAAAGAGCCACTCAGCGAGAATGAATTGTTGACGTTGTCCCGTGACGATGCTTTTTTGAAAGAAACATTCTATAATGGAAAAACATTTCTTTTCGACAAGTTCGCAAAATTCTTAAAATCAGAATATCGGATCATCCGCATAGACAATCAACTGCATATGTACGAGGATGGAGTATACAAGGGTGGTTATTCCACGATCGAGGCGAAAATGATAAAACATATTCCCGGACTTAACAAGTCGAAACGATCCGAAGTCATGGCTTATCTGGAATTATTGTGCGACACAGAAAAGGAAATGAGCGATGCGGAATACATTGTTTTCCGGAATGGTGTGTACAATATCGCCACCGGAGAATTACGCCCATTTGATCCGGAACTTGTGATTCTGAACAAGATAGATTGGAATTATAACCCGGATGCGTATAACGTAGATGTGGACACTACACTTGACCGGTTATCTTGCAACGATCGAAAAGTACGGGCGCTGTTGGAAGAGGCAATCGGCTATTGTTTCTACCGTCGGAATGAGTTGCGGAAAGCGTTTATCTTGACCGGCGAAAAACAAAATGGAAAAAGTACATATCTATCGTTAATATCCTCGCTCTTGGGGAAAGATAATGTAACTAGCCTTGACCTGGCGGAACTGGGACAGCGATTCAAGCCGGCGGAACTTTTCGGAAAGCTGGCGAACGTCGGTGATGATATCGGAGATGATTTTATTTCAAATCCGGCGATTTTCAAAAAGGTCGTCTCCGGGGATCCTGTCAACGTGGAAAGAAAAGGGGAAAATCCATTCGATCTGAAAAACTATTCGAAGTTCCTTTTTTCTGCAAACAGCATTCCCAGAATCAAGGATAAGTCCGGCGCAGTAATTTCACGATTAGTGATTATTCCATTTAATGCCAGATTTACAAAAGACGATCCCGCCTATGATCCGTACATCAAGTACAAGTTGAGAACGGAAAGCGCAATGGAATATCTAATACAATTGGGAATTAAGGGTTTGAAACGTGTGTTGCACAATTACAGTTTCACGGAATCCGAAAGCGTACAACGTGCACTGGCAGAATACGAGGAAGATAACAACCCCATCTTGTTATTTTTCAAGGAAGTAGAAAAATCCGATATTGTGAACCGGTCAACCCGTGACATCTATTCCCGGTACGGTCTCTTCTGTGCGGAAAATAATTTTTCGCCGATGTCAAATATCCAGTTTTCAAAACAAGTCAAACAACGCTATGATTTGGAAATAGCAGATCGGAAAGTTGGTGGTAAAAAGTATCGTGTATTTGTGGAAAGGAAGAAGTCATGAATATCAGTGATGTGATTGAAAACACGGCACGGAAAACCGCCCGAAGTGTCGTTGCGGAAATGAAACGAAAAGACCTGGTGAAGAGTAACGCCTTAAACAGTTTCAAAAAAACTGAAAAAGTGCTGTATGAATATCCGGTCTGGAGGAAAAGCGACGATGCAGAAACACAGAAGTTTTGCGGATTGATCGAACGTGCCTTGAAAGAAGTAGAGCGAGATCCGTATTTCGAATTGATCGAACTAAAATATTTCGAGCGATGGACACATGAGCGAATTGCCGAATATTTTGACGTTGATGTTTCCGTTATCAGTAAGCGCCGAACGAAATTGATTGACCGATTACGCCCGATTATTTTTTCAGAAGATTTTATAAAAGAACTCTTCGGAATATGAAAAAACGAACGCCGTAGATGTGCGAAATGCCGTCTACGGCGTTTTTTGTGCATCTTGTTTGCACAATTGCGGCACATTTTTATTTCTGTTTTGTTTTAACGAATTGGCGTATAATGGGTGCAGGTGATAAACGGATGAATGCGGAAATTATAACATCAATTATTCTTTCCACGGCTACACTGTTAGGAACGATCTTGACCGTGTGGAGCGGAAGTAAATTGACGGCGTACAGAATAGAGCAGTTGGAAAAAAGGGTAAGTGAATACAATAACACTAAGCTGCGGATGTACGAGGCTGAGAAAAAACAAGAGGTGGACGAAAACCGGTTAAAGGTGTGCGAACATCGCTTATCTGATATCGAGGAGGCGTTGCGAAGTGAAAAATAAATTGCTGGGTCTGTTGACCGTCAAAAGCATTGTTACCATTTTTCTGACAATCGTATTTTGTGCGTTGTCGTGGTTTGGCAGCATCGACGGCGACAAGTTCTTAACAATTTTCACAACGGTCATTGCGTTCTATTTTGGAACGCAGACAGAAAAGAACAGGAGTGAAACGAAATGAAAGGAATCGACGTATCAAAGCATAATGCAAATATCAATTGGTCACACGTCAAAAGTGATGGTGTCCAGTTTGCGATTATTCGGGCCGGTTACGGCAAGGAAATTTCGCAGAAAGATCCGCAGTTCGAAAATAACTACGCCGGATGCAAGAGTAATGGTATTCCGGTTGGCGCTTACTGGTATTCCTACGCCATGAGTGAGGCGGAGGCAAAACAGGAGGCGGCGGTTTGCCTCAAAGTGCTTTCCGGTAAAACTTTCGAATTCCCGATCTACTATGATATCGAGGAAAAGAAACAATTTGCGCTTGGGAAAGCGAAATGCTCTGCCATTGCGAAAGCATTCCTCGAAACCCTGGAGAAAGCCGGCTACTGGGTTGGGCTGTATTCCAGTAAGTCGTTTTTGGAATCGTATTTTACCAACGATATCCGGAAACGGTATGCTGTGTGGGTAGCACAGTATAACACACGCTGCACCTATGGCGGACAGTATGGTATCTGGCAGAAATCCAGTTCTGGCAAGGTATACGGCATTTCCGGAAACGTCGATCTGAACGAATGTTTCGTTGATTATCCGGCGGCAATTAAGAAAGCCGGAAAGAACGGTTTCCGAAGTGGCGCAAGCGGCGGTAGCGCTGCGGCGACTACATCTCACGGCGTAGCTAGTACGAGTCGGATTGCCGCCGGTTACAAGATCCAGCTGGACAAGATGGAGCTGTTCGCATCGAGCGACGCTGCAAAACGTGCGAATGTTCTGACAGGTTTCTATTACATTACCGATGGCAAGATTATCAACGGTCGTTTCCGGATCAGCGCCAAAAAGGGCGGAACTGTTATTGGCTGGATTGATAAAAAGTACACACGGGAATCTGGTTGATGCAATGTGAAAGAACCAAATGTAAAACCGCAATACAAATTAGTTGCAAGCTATTATTGCGGAGAATGTGCCGGAAATGCGGAACAATCCGTCATCCGTGCCGGCTATTCCAGGAAGTACGCAAGGGGCAATGCTCACAAATTAGTTGCACGTCCGGAGGTACAAGAATATATAACATATCTTAACAGCTTGACGGAAAACGATCCGAAAAAACACGTAGCCACAGCGGTAGAAATACAAGGTTTCTGGACGGAAGTTTTTTTGAACGAAGAGGAAGATTTGAAACATCGTTTGCGAGCGTCGGAACTTCTGGCGAAAGCGAAAGGGATGTTTAACACAGAAAGTTGGTGATGGTATGGCTCACGGAAAATGTTATGCAATCTGCGAAAACAAATGCAGGGTGGAAACGCTGTCGAAAGAAGAAATTCTGGACACAACGAAACCGCACACCGGCACAGGCGGATACAACAAAGATACAAAAGTTCTGACGCTTATTGTCGGGAACAATGTACACGAGCGAGTTTTGAATAACACCGATATTCCGCAGAGTGTGCAATTTGCGCTGGAAGAGGGCATCGAAGAAAACGTGCATTCCTGGTTCCGATTCAACAAGGGAATGGGCGTCGGGTTTACTGGATTTTTCAAAATGGCTGACAGTGCAAATGGTTATTCACTGAAATTTCTGAATCAGCCGAACATTACAAATTGGACTCGAATTTTCGTGGAATTATTTATCGACAACAGAACGGTATATATCAAGGTGGACGGATGTTAAACGGATTCTATCAATCGAAACCGTGGGTTAAGTTGATGGCGGTTATCCGGATGGAGCGAACAAACGCAGAAGGGCAGGTTATTTGTGAACACTGCGGAAAACCCATTGTACACAAGTACGACTGTATCGGTCATCACATCATAGAGTTGACCGATGCAAATGTAGATGATGCTACAATATCGCTTAATCCGGAAAATATTATGCTGGTGCATCATCGCTGCCACAATAAGATACATGATAGACTTGGGTATTATCATAGACAAGTATTTCTTGTATATGGTTCTCCATTGTCTGGAAAGAGTACGTTTGTTCGTGAGAATATGAGCGAGGGTGACTTCATTCTTGATGTCGATAATATATGGCAGTGTGTCAGCGGATGTGATAGGTATGTCAAGCCTAATCGATTACGATCGTGCGTGTTTGGAATCCGTGACCGGATGCTTGACATGGTGCGAATGCGTCAAGGCAAGTGGCTTAATGCCTGGGTAGTTGGTGGGTATCCGTTGAGTAGTGAGCGAGAACGGCTTATAAATTCCTTGGGTGCAAGAGAAGTATTCGTTGATACGTCACAGGAAGAGTGTCTGGAAAGATTGCGAAATATTTCTGATGGTAGGTGTGTTGAGGAATGGGAGAAATATATTTCTGACTGGTGGGAAAAATTCCGGTGAGAATATTTTTTACCCCTCCCCGTTCCGGTGCATTCGGTATTATGGGGTAACTGTTGGTAAGGGCATCATTTTCGCAGAACCTCGAAAAATGAGATTTTCCAATTTTGGATTTTTGAAAGGACGGGATAATCATGGAACGCAAAGAAGAATTGTTGAAACTGGTCAATGACTCAAACCGAACTACGGTTCTCCCTCTGATCGATAAGATGCTATTTCTGGAGAATCAGCTTGAACAGCTGGAGAAACTACCGATGATTAAGGTGAATCCAGAAAATCCGATGCAACAGAAATCTACACCAGCATCCAAACTCTACAAAGAATTTTTGCAGCAGTACACCAACGTCGTGAAAGTCATTTCCCACATGGTTGGTGTAGAGAATGACCAGGAAGAAAGCCCGTTGCGAAAATGGGTGGCTACTCGGTTATGACGATTCAGCAGAAAAAAATCTGGACGCCGGACAATTCCTTCTTGTTGGAATATCATGCCCGGATTGAGTCGGGCGAAATATTGGTTGGTCAAGAACTCTGGCAGGAACTGAAAAATCTGAAAGAAGATTTCCGGAACGACGAATATTTCTACGACACAACAGATGCAATGCTGCGCATTGATTTCATGGAACATTGCGTTCGGCTTACAAAGTCGCCGTACTACAATAAGCCCATGGTTTTGATGTTATGGCAGAAAGCATTTATCGAGGCAGTCTACAGTTTCAAAATGTCAACCACGAAGTTTGACAGATTCAAAAAAGTGATTCTGTTGATTGCCAGAAAAAACACGAAATCTGAGACGTGTTCAGCGCTTGGTCTGTCGGAATTGATTGTCGGAAACGAGGGCGCCGATATCGTGTGTTCCTCGAATGATGATATGCAGGCAAGCATTACCTACGACGCAATCGACACAATGCGGCGTTTGATTGATCCAAATGATTTAGACACCAAACGAAACCAGCGTTTCATTTTTAACAAGGTCAACGGCTCGAAAATTTTCAAACTGTCTGACCGGACGAAAAACAAGGAAGGTCGGAACATTGATTTTGCGATAGTTGACGAAACGCACGAGATGAAAGAAAACATCATCGGCAAATCTATTGAGCAATCACAGAGTTTGAAAGACAATCCGAAATTTATCAATATCACAACCGAAGGTTTTGTGGTAGATGGATATTTGGACGACGAACTAAAAAAAGCCCGTGCAGTGATAAATGGCGAGGATGATTCTTTGAGTGGTCAACGACTTTTGCCGTGGCTCTACACCCAGGATTCAGAGGCTGAAATTTGGCAGGATCCGAAAACATGGGTGAAAAGCAATCCCACTCTTGGAATTATCAAAAAATGGGACTATCTCGAAGAACAGGTTGACGTGGCGAGAAAATCCAAAGCAGATCGAATTTTTGTTCTGTCGAAAGATTTTAACGTCAAACAAAACAATGTTCGAACGTGGCTCAATCTCGAAGATTACAACTATTCCGCAGTTTACGATCTGGAAGATTTCCGGGGATGTATTTGTCTTGGCGCTGTCGATCTGTCGGAAACAACCGACTTGACTTGTGCGAAAATTCTTCTCATGAAACCGGGAGACAACACGAAGTACATCCACACGATGTATTTTATTCCACAATCGAAATTGGAAGATTCGGACGACTGGAACGCCGGGGCAAGATATCGTGACTGGGCGAAAGCTGGTCTCTTGACAATCACAGAAGGAAACGATATTGATCTATCTCTTGTTGCAGATTGGTTTTACAAGTTGTACAAGAACTATAATATCAAACTCTGGAAATGCGGATACGATCAGCGATTTTCGAAAGACTGGATTTCCCGAATGGGCTTTTACAGCTGGACGAAAGAAAACGAAGATCTTGTTCTGATTCTCCAGAACGCACAGACACTTTCGAATGCTCTGAAATTGTGCGAGGCAGATTTGCAACATCAGCTTGTAAATTACAACGAGAACGCAATGGATAGATGGTGTTTCAAAAATGCCGGATTGAAAATTGACGATTATTCCCAGTGCTTGTGCGTCAAAACGGAAAGATCAAAACGAATTGACGGTGCTGTCACCTTAATTATTCTCTACGAGATGTACCGGCGATATCGGACAGAATACAAACAGATTATAGGCGGATAGAAAGGCGGTGTGAAAATGGGTTGGTTAGACAAACTGCGGCGAAAGCCGAAAACAAAAACAAAATATGCGCAGATGCTGAACGGCTACACGCCGATCTATTCCCAATTTGGCGATGATATCTATGCATCCGACGTTGTGCAGCAGGCGATAAATTGTATCGTCATGGAATGTAAAAAGCTGATTCCCCAGCACGTCAAGAATAACGGTTCGGACGTGATTCCGGTTAACAGTGATGTGCAAGCCGTTCTGAATGCGCCCAATGAGATCATGACAACAACGGATTTTATCGAGAAAATCATTTGGCAGTTGTATTTTAATTATAACGCATTTATCATCCCAACTTGGTACACCCGGCAAGAGTCAAACGGAAGCTTGACTCGTGTGTATACCGGATTGTATCCGATAGCGCCAACGAATGTTGAAATCTTACAAGACGATTCCGACAAGCTGTATATCAAATTCACGTTCGCAAACGGTTTCGAAACTACCCTCAATTATTCAGATGTCATCCACATCCGGAAAAATTACTCTGTCAACGAGTACATGGGCGGAAATGAGTTTGGGCAGCCGGATAATGATGCGCTGTTAAAAACGCTGGATCTGAATTATCAGTTATTGCACAATCTTTCAAAGGCAATGGTTTCCAGTTGTGCCGTAAACGGCATCGTGAAATATAATACGATGATGGATGACGGCAAAACGGAACTTGCTCTGAAAGAGTTGGAAGAAAAGCTGAAAAATTCCGAAAGCGGATTTCTGCCGCTTGACATCCGGGCAGAGTTCACACCGATCGAACGTGAAATTCAGATGGTGGACGAGGCGACGTTGAAATTTATCGACGAAAAGATTTTGCGTCATTTCGGCGTTCCTCTCTGCATTCTGACCGGAGACTACACAAAAGAACAGTACGAGGCATTCTTTCAAAAAACCATTGAACCCATCGTGCGAACACTTTCACAAGCATTCACGAAATCAATGTTCACGACACGGGAACGGGCGTTTGGGAATCAAATCATGTTTTACACGAAAGATTTGATTTTCCTTAGCACTGACCAAACGCTTGAAATGGTGAACTTGCTCGGTGCAAGCGGCAGCCTGTACGAAAACGAAAAGCGTGTTGCATTTGGAATGCGCCCACTTCCCGAATTGGCAGGCGTCCGCATGATGTCATTAAATTATGTCAATGTGGAATACGCAAAAGAATACCAGTTGAACCAGAAAGGAGAAAATCAAAATGAGTAGAACAAATATTGAGGCGTTAAAAAATCTGTATGCAAAAATTGCAAATACAACAGCCGACGCCATCAATCCACACACAATTCGTGAGGCGATTGACGCAATTTCGGCGGCGTATGGTGACGGTGACAGCGGAGACGATTTGAAATCATGGTCGTTGCCTGTAAAACAAACAGCGACGGGTACTGGTTTCACATTGACGTGTAGATGTACCGGCGTTGGTGTAAATGCTACAATTTACGGCAACGTAAAAATAACAACTATCGCTGCGGACAAACGAGAATTTGTACTGCATCTGGATAGTAAATTCGATCTTGCCGATCTATATGAAAATAACAGCGCTATAATTAATGGTTCTGCGAATATAGGGCGGAAAAGATGGGTAGCTTGTGAACATCAAAATAACGGTTTGGTATTCACAGTTCCCGATACTGATCCGGCTTTCGCAGTCGGAGATATCATCGGTTTTACGATTCCGACAGTGTTGAAAAAATGCCCTGTGTAAACGAGGTGAAATAAATGTCAGTATTCTATAAACGAAATTTTACTTTCGAAATCCGGGCTGAAACCGACGACAACGGCGCATACATCACAGGTCGCCCGATCGTGTATGAGTCGAAAACGGATCTCGGTTTCTGTGATGAAATTATCAAGCGTGGGGCGCTGGATGATGCCAATATGTCAGACGTGCGATTCCTTGTGAATCACAACACGGATATGATTCCGCTTGCCCGTTTCCGGGACGGCGTCAAAAATTCCACCATGCAAATCCAGGTGGACAAGGACGGTCTGACAATCCGGGTTCTCCTGGATATTGAGAACAATCCAGAGGCACGGGCGTTATATTCCGCCGTCCAGCGTGGCGACATTTCCGGAATGTCATTCATGTTCACAATTTCGGCGGACGAATGGGAAAACCTCGATAGTGACCACCCGACACGGAACATTACCGCAATTGGAACTGTCGCAGAGGTTTCCGCAGTTACATTTCCGGCGTATGAATCCACAGAAATTTCCGCCCGTGACAAACGAGCGGTAGAAGAGGCTCGAAAAGCACTTTCCAAAGCTACGGGAGACGTAGAGTTGGAAAAGCTTAAAATAAAATATCTAATGGAGGTATGAAAAATGAAAGATTTTCTGAAAAAGCTGATTGCGAAAAAGGAACAGGAAGTAAAAGCAATCCGTTCCAAAATTAAAGCGTCAGAATCCGCACAGGAAGTACGGGAACTGGGCGAAACGCTTCAGGCTGTACTTGACGAACTGAACGAGGCAAAGGACAAGCTTGCCGAACTGGACGACAAGAACACCGACGATCAGAACACCGATGATTCCGCAAAGTCCGACGATGACAACGACACCGGCGACGAAAACGGTCAGCGATCCAACTTTAACCCGGCGCAGACTCGGAGCCTGGGTGCGTATGGTATGAATCAGACCGCAGAACGCAGAACCGGAAACGCTCTGGATTCTGTGGAATACCGACAGGCGTTTATGAAATACGTCCAGACCGGGGAATGGTCGTACCAGAAGAGACAGGACGAAACACTTGTTACATCTGATGTGGGTAAGATCATCCCGAACACAATCATGAATGAGTTCATTAAGGAACTGAAAGTTTATGGTAACTTGTACAATCGTGTTCGCAAGCTGAACGTCAAAGGCGGCGTAGAATTCCCCATCGAAGAACTGATACCAACTGTATCTTGGATCACAGAAACCACGGTTTCCGACACACAGGCAGTTCCGAACATCAAGACTTCTGTTTCCTTCGGGTATCACATTGTAGAGGCAAGACTTGCACAGTCTCTGCTTTCCCAGGTCGTTTCGCTGCCGTATCTGGAGACAGAAATGGCACGGCTGCTGGCTGAGGCATTTGTTAAGGAATTTGACAGAATCATCATTTCAGGCACCGGCTCAGGTCAGCCCCTTGGCATTCTGAATGATACTCGTGTCAAGGCGGCAAACAAGATCACTCTGTCTGCGGCAGACATGGCTGATTGGACAAAGTGGAGAACTAAGTTTTTCGCAAAGATTCCGCTGGCATATCGTGGCGAGGGTGTCATGATTATGACTGCGGCTACATGGGAAACTTACATCATGACCTTGAAGGATGCAAATGATCGTCCACTGTACCAGGAAACATACGATCCGAATAATGGTAACCTCACTTGCCGTTTTGCCGGTCGTGAAGTCATCCTGGTTGAGCCGGATATCTTGAAAGACTACGACACTGCGCAGAGCGGCGAGGCTTGGGCAATCTACCTTAAGCCGACAGACTACGCAATTAACACTAACATGGAAATTGCGTTCAAGCGCTGGTTCGACGATGAGAAGAACAAGTATTTCAACAAGGGATTGTGCATCATGGACGGCAAGCTGCTTGACGTCAACAGCGTTTACATTTTCAGTAAGTAAGAAAGGGATTGGTAACAAATGACAAACGCAGAACTGCTTGAAAAAGTGAAAATCGGAATCGGCATCACAGGCACGTACCAGGATGCAACCCTGTTGACATACATTAATGATGTCAAGAATTTCCTGTCGGATGCTGGGGTTCCGGAAAACATTGTAAATGGTTCTGAGTCTGTCGGTCTTATCACTCGTGGAGTATCGGACTTATGGAATTATGGGACTGGTTCTGCGGAATTTTCCCCGTATTTCATTCAACGTGCCACCCAGCTTGTGTATAAGAGAATCGGAGTAATTGAGGTTTCTTCGTCGCCCGGAACATCTACCGGGAAAGTGAAAATCACAGTTTCCGACAACACAGCGGACGCACGTTACCGATATAGTTTCACGGAAAAAATCCCGAATTATAACGATGATCTGTCGGGCTGGGCGGAGTGGGACGGCACTTCCGACATTATGACGGAAGGAAACACAATCATCTGTGTTGTACGGGTCACGGCAGAAAATCGTGCGCTGAAAGCTGGTGTTGTCAATGTATAGACCATCTGAGCCATTCACAATTCCTATGTTCTTTTTTGTGCCGGAAACGAAAGTTGTGAAAGGAACCGTGAAGAAAGTCTACCCGGAAACGGGAGAATTATTCTACTGTTCTTTCCGCACGTTCGGCGGCACAGAACGAACAAGTAATGACGTGTTAACGGTAGAAGATACCGCAACCATCGAAACATGGTACAGACCAGATATCAAGGCGGATTGCATCGTAAAAAATGCCGACGGGAAAGCCTACGAGATATTAGGAACGCCGGAAAATATTAGTATGCGCAATCAGATCATGAAATTCAAAGTCCGTGCCGTTTCCGGGGGTGCGTGAGTGTGGCAAAAAATAAGATTGGCTTACAATTCACCGGCTGGAAAGAGGTCATGCGGAATATTGGCAGAATGGCGGACGAATCCGGCTTAAAGCAAGCAACGGAAAGCGCCTTGAAAGCAACAAAAGATCACATCAACGCAAAGGCGGATGCGATTATGCAAAAAGGCAATATGCCAGCTGGCGGCAAGTACTGGACGGGAGAAACAAAACGATCTCTCGATAAAAACTACGATGTGGAATGGTCTGGATATACTGGATCAATAAATATCGGTTATGACCTGGACGCATCCGGTCTTACGTCAATCTATTTGATGCACGGTACGCCCAAAATGGCACCGGTTTCCGGTCTGTATGATGCTTTTTACGGCAAAAAAACGAAGAGCGAAACCAAGGCGCTGCAAAAAGAGGCAATTGAAAAATGGATTGAAAGGAACTTGTAAGTATGGAAGATTTTCTGATTCAAATTCTGTCAGCGTTCGGTTTTCCCGTGCGTCGTCAAGGTAGCCTGTTGGAAGATGAACCATATCCGGACAGTTTCTTTACATTCTGGAATCAATCGTCGAACACGCAAAGCGCCTATGATAACAAGGAAAACAGCGTACTGTACGAATATGATGTAAATTTCTACTCGACGGACATTGAAAAAGTCTACGAGACGTTGAGAAAAGCAAAAGAAAAATTGAAAGAAAACGGATGGGAATCGTGGGGCGACGGCTACGATGCGGCAAGTGATGAAAGTACGCATTTTGGGCGTGGAATCACGGTTTCCTATCTGAAATTAAAGGAGGAATAAACATGGCTACTAGTGCAGTAGATAATGTATTCGAATTCCGGGGCGTGGAAGATCTCTATTACGCAGAAGTAACAGAGGATTCCGAAACCCAGTTTTCCACAGGCACACCGAAACGCCTGTCCTACACTGCGAAAATTGCAAAGGAAGTGGAGTCGTCCAGCGAAACCCACTACTACGACAACAAGGGAATGATCGTTGTCAATGCAAAGGGTGCAGAAACATTCACACTTACTGTTGCGCCGCCTAAGCTGGAAATTCTGGCGGACATCACCGGACAGGCGTTCGATTCTGATTCCGGAATGTTGATGGAAGGCGAAGTAAAACCGAAGTATTACGCAATCGGATATAAGGCTAAAGGAACCGACGGTAACTGGCGTTACTGTTGGAAGTACAAGGGTCAGTTCTCAATCCCCTCGGAAGAAGTCAACACCGAATCTGACTCTATCGATACCACCAACACGGAACTTACTTATACCGCTGTTAACACAATTTACAAATTTGCACAGACTATCGGCAAGACCACTACCAATGCAACAATGAGCGGAATTGTAGTTGACGAACGCTATGGCGGAATGACCGATGAAATGAAGGCGGCGTGGACGAAGAAGGTATGGACACCATCGGACGTACACAACAAAGTAGTTCCGTCTGCGGCACAGTCGTCAAAGGTCTAATCCCAAAATTAGGAGGTAGTACAAAATGGAAATGAAACTGAACGTATATGACAATACGGGAGAAATCGCAAAAACATACAACGCATCGGAATATGATCTCATGTGGGGAACAATCGAAGATCTGGTTAACTGTATCGACGTTGACAAGATTGATGATAATGTAGCGGTCGGAAAAATGATTCTGCACGTACTGCCCCAGCTGAAACCGCTGCTGAAACAGATTTTCCCCGGTCTCACAGATTCCGAAATCCGGCACACCAAAGTGAAAGAACTCGTTCCGATTTTCCTCGGTGTGTTCCGGTACGCAATCAAGGAAATCAGCAGCCTTGGTGATAATTCGGGAAACTGATCGAGGGTGGAGAGCAGGACACCCTATATGAGATTTTTTTCGACGTGACTGTATCACTATGCGAGAGATTTCACGGATTGGATCCGATCAGAATAAGACAGTATCCGGCGCATGAGGTAGTAACACTTATGCGCCGTACTGTTAAGTACGCTAAGAATCAGAATCGAGAGAAAAAACCACGAAAAATAATGAAACCTGCTCCAGACACATGGTTCTAAAGGGGTGAGAAAATGGGCAAGAAAAGTACAGAGACCACCACAAAATTTAAGGTTGACATTTCCGAATTAAAATCCGAATTGCAACAGGCAAACAGAGAAATACTGTTAACAAATGCCAAATTCAAGGAAGGTGTCGCCGGGCTCGAACGGTGGGAAGATTCTGCCGACGGTGTAAGCGCAAAAATCCAGCAGCTGACAAGCAACAATCAGACATATTCCAAAATTCTGGCGGACTACGAAACTCAGCTTGACAAAATTGTGAAAAAAGAGGGCGAGGATTCCGACGCCGCCGCAAATATGCAGATTAAAATTACGAATCTGAAAGCGGCAATCAAAGGAAATGCGGCTGAGATTGAAAAGCAAACAAAGCGCCTGGAAGATCTGACAAAAGAAACCGACGATTCCGCCGACGAAACGGATGATCTTGGTGACGCTCTGAAAGACGCTGGCAGCGATGCGAAAAAAGCAGAAAAAGAACTGAAAGACGTAAACGACGAAATTGAGGACACCGGAAAGAAATCCGAAGAATCTAGCGGAAAGTTAAAAGGTTTCCTGGGATCTCTGGGAAAAGGTGTTGTTACCGGAATCGGTGCAGCTGTCACCGGACTTGCCGCCGGACTCACTGCCGCTACTGAAGAATCAAAAGAATTTACAGACAACATGACAAAGCTTACCACTGCGGCAAAAGACGGTGGATATTCTGCTGATTTCGCAAAGGACGCTTTCGAAAATATGTACGGTGTGTTGGGTGACGAAACCACAGCCAACACCACAGTTTCCAACTTGATGGCGATGGGAACGAATACGGAAAATCTGAACAGTCTTTTGAATTCTTCTGCCGGTATCTGGGCAAAATATGGTGATTCTATTCCCCTCGATGGTCTGGCGGAATCCATCAACGAGACGGCGAAAGTCGGAGAGATCACGGGCAACCTTGCCGACGCTCTGAACTGGGCAGGCGTTACAGAAGATGATTTCAACGACAAACTTTCCGCTTGCTCCAGCGAGTCGGAACGGCAGCAACTCATTATTGACACATTGAGTGACGTGTACGGAGACCTTGGGCAGGAGTATCAGAAAAACAACAAGGCAATGATTGATCTGAACACGGCGCAGATGGATATGAAACAGAGTATTGCTGATATCGGAACGGCGTTTACACCTGTTCTGGCGATGTTCACGGAATTCGGTTCTGGAATTTTATCATCCATCGTTCCAGATGTTCAAAATTTGGCAAGTGCATTCATGGATTTGACAAATGGCGTTGATGGCGCAGGTGAAAAAATCGGCGATTCTGTCGGAAATATCCTGATAAATCTTCTCACCACAATCACAAATGCGCTGCCGACAATTGCGACAGTCGGTGTGACACTGATTCAGAGCCTGATACAAGGTATCACAGAAAGTTCCGGCGACATCGTTTCTGCTGCTGGCGACGTTGTCACAACATTGGCAAATGGTATCGTACAACTTCTACCGCAATTTTTAACCGCCATCAACACTGTGTCGGCTCAAATCATTCAAAAAATAATCGAGATTGCGCCGGATCTGCTAATAGCCGGTATCGAACTTTGTGAAAATTTACTATCCGCATTTCAAAATATGGACATCGCCGGAACAATTAGCACGCTGGTTTCTACCCTTCTATCCACATTAGGTGCAGCACTGCCGCAGGTACTGACCGCCGCCACGGAATTATTTATGGGGATCGTTGACGCCCTTCCCGTGATAATTGATCAGTTAATGGCAAGCTTGCCGGAACTCATCAACACAATCACGGAATTTCTTAGTTCTGCATTACCACAGATTATCGACGCTGCCGTTACAATGTTAAATGGTTTAATTGATGCACTGCCGCAGATCATTCAAGCGCTGGTCGCATCACTTCCCGACATTATTCAAGCGATTGTCGATTTCTTCGCAACAAGTGTTCCGCAGGTTCTTGATGGAGCAATGACATTATTAATGGCATTGATACACGCAATTCCAGATATTGTCAACGCTCTGATTATTGCGCTGCCGGACATCATCAACGCTATTGTACAGTACTTTACAACTTCCCTTCCCCAGATGTACCAGGTAGCATTTAATTTGTTCATGGGCATCATCAAGGCAATTCCGCAGATTATTTTGGAATTATGGAAAAACGTCCCGAAAATCTGGCAATCCATCATTGAGGCACTTTCGCCGCTTGGGGAAAAATTCGGTGAAAAAATCGGTGAGTGCGTCGATAAAGTTGTAGAATGGGCAAAAAATGTAAAGGATAAATTTGCGGAAAAAGTACAAGAAATCATTGATGCAATCGCACAATGGTTCCAGGATCTACCATACAAAATCGGCTACGCAATCGGCGCCGTTATCGGCACCCTTGGAAATTGGGCGGTAAATGTCAAGGATTGGATCGTGAACGAAGTTCCGAAAATCATCGATAATATCATCCAGTTTTTCAAGGATTTGCCTGGCAAGGTCTGGGAGTGGCTTGTAAACACAATTGCAAAAATTGCCGAATGGGGCATAAATATGCGCAACAAGGCAAAAGAAACCGCACAGAATTTCTTGAACAATGTAGTAAACACTGTGAAAAATCTTCCCGGCAAGGTCTGGGAGTGGTTGAAAAATACCATTTCGAAAGTCACTGATTTCGCAAAGGATCTTCCCAAAAAAGGTAAAGAAGCTGCACAAGATTTATTTGACAATATTGTGAACAAGATCAAAGAGATTCCCAGTGAAATGCTCTCCATCGGTAAAAACATTGTTGAGGGACTCTGGAACGGTATTAACAACATGACGCAATGGGTTAAGGACAAGATTTCCGGATTTGCGGACGGCGTTCTTGACGGAATCAAGGATTTCTTCGGAATTCATTCCCCGTCGCTGGTCATGGAAAAACAGATCGGTCAGTTCCTGCCAATGGGACTTGCTAAGGGTATCAAGGACAAGACCAATACGGCAGTTAATGCCATGCGAACAATGGGGCAGAAAATGCTTGCACCTGCGCAGACTCTGAAAAACGATCTGCGAAATAGTGTGCAAGGATCATCTGCCGCCGCAAATACAGTTGTGCAGAATTTTACACAGAACAACTACTCTCCGAAATCCTTATCCAGGTTAGAAATTTACCGCCAAAGCAAAAATCTTTTGAAGGGGGCTAGACCGTGATTTTTTCCAAAGTGAAAACGTCAACAAATGCTGTTCTTGATTTCACAAACTCGAAACAGTATTGCTTATACGATATTGACGGTCTGGCACCTGTTGCCGCCACGATCAATACAACGGAATTCGCAACGAGCGACGGGGCATTATTCAACAGCGCTCGAATCGGCACGAGAAATATTGTGCTGTATATTCAGTTGCTGCCGGAAATCGAAAAAAACAGACTGATCTTGTATCAGTTTTTCCGTATCAAGAGTGATGTCACATTGTATTTCCGGCATGATTCCCTGGACGTGTCCATTTCCGGAAAAGTGGAATCGTTCGAACTTGACCATTTTTCAAATTCCCAGGTGGCGCAAATATCCATCCTCTGCCCGAATCCCTATTTCAGATCGGCGGAAAATCAGATCGTGGAATTTTCAAACACAATTGCGCTTTTCGAATTTCCGTTCACCAACCCACCGCCGGGGCTGGAATTCTCACGGATCGAGAAAGTGACAACGAAAATTATAAACGCCGGAGGAATCCCGACGGGCATTACAATCCGACTCACGGCGAACGCCGGCGATATTGTAAACCCTGTTATATACAATCTGACAAATAATACCTTTTTCGGGCTGAACGTCGAAATGCAAAAAGGTGATGTCATAACAATTACAACGCATTTTAACGGCAAAAAAATTACACTTCTCCGGAACGGTGTGGAAACAAACATCTTGTATGATATGCAAGACGGCTCAACGTGGTTACAACTGGAATCCGGAGAAAATGAAATTAGTTATTCCTGCGAATCTGGGGAAAGTAATCTCACAGTATCGGTGGAATATACGGAACAGTACGAGGGAATCTGAATGTATATCTATGTATTGGACACTGACAGAAAAAGAATCGGTCTGATTGATAATTACGTGTCGTTAATCTGGACAACTCGCTATTATGGTCACGGAGATTTTGAACTGTATCTCCCAGTTACAAGCGAGTATCTGGATCTACTGCGAGAAGATTATTACTTACAGACCACGGAAAGCGATACTGTCATGATCATTGAGGCAATCACAATCAAGACGGATGCGGAAAATGGAAATTATCTGACAGTATCCGGGCGCAGTGTGGAAAGCCTGCTGGATCGCCGGGTAGTGTGTGACCGTATGAATGCGGATAATATGGCAATCGAAACACTGGCAAATTATCTCGTAGACTGGAATTTCTCGAATCCAATCACTAATAAGGCGGAACGAACGATGGAAGAAGTCGCAGTGACAAGCGAAACAAAAGGCTTTTCCGAAAAAATCACAGCACAATATTTCGGCGACAACGTCTATGAATCTGTGTCGGAACTGTGTCAGTCTTACGGATACGGTTTCCGAATGCCGCTGATTGATGGAAAATTTACATTTGAGATGTACAAAGGTAAAAATAGAACAAGGTCACAAAAAGATAACATCCCGGCAGTTTTCTCCCCAGAATTTGAAAATCTTGTAAATACGGAATACACGTATAACAAGCAGAATTACAAGAACGTCGCATTCGTCGCCGGCGAAGGTGAGGGAGCAGCGAGAAAAACCGTATTTTCCGGAACAAAAACCGGGCGTGAACGGCGTGAAATGTACGTGGATGCACGTGACCTATCCAGCGAGGGCGTTTCCCCACAAGAGAAATACGGATTCATGTTATTTTCCCGTGGTAGGGATAAACTAGCCGAAATGAGTACGGTTTCTGAATATGTTGGGGAGGTAAACAATTTCCCGAAGTACTGCGGACTTGGTGACATCGTGGAAGTAGAAAATGAATTTGGTATGAAAGCTACGGCACGAATTACCGAAATTATCGAAAGCTATTCCACCAGCGGAAACACCAGAGTTCCGACCTTTGACGAATGGAGTGTGTAAAGAA